GCAGCTCTACCAGAGCCGTCGGCTGACAAATATCTTGCCTGGAATAGCGGAGCTACGGCGCTGGAAAACAAAGAGCGCGGACCCTCACTGTTAAACGGATCAGGTGCGCCGTCTGCCGGCACCGGCATCAATGGTGACTTCTATTTAGACACTTCATCTAACGACATCTATGGACCCAAAACAGCAGGTGCGTGGGGGTCGGGAACTTCAATCATTGGCCCTACCGGTGCGACCGGTGCAACCGGACCCACGGGGCCGGTTGGTATCGGGCTGGCATTGGCTCTAGGAGGATAACATGGCCGATACACTTACTGGCGCGGGCTACTTGGTGACCACGTCCCTAGCCGCTGGGCTGACCGCCGGCGCGTCTGAAACCATCACGCTGATTGGCGTCACGATCGCCAATGTCCACGCAACGGACGCCTGCTGGGTGACCGCCCATATCAACCGCACTGGCGCTGGCGTGGATACTGAACTTTGCCATGAGCTATCCATCCCCGTGAACGATAGCCTGGACCTCTTGCAGGGCAAGGTGGTGTTGAACAGCTCGGATGCGATTGAGTTTCAGGCCGAGGCCAACAGTAAATTGGAAGCAACCCTCAGCTACTTGGTGCAAACATAATGAGTTTTTTAAACGGCACAGACCCCGGCCTGAGACAGACGCGGACGCCTACCGTTGATCTGTTTACCGCCGGAGTAGACTTCACCGCCGGGTCATCTACGCAAGTGACGCTGACAAATGATCCCGGCAGCGAGAACAATGTTATCATCACGTTTGATGGGATTGTTCAGCATCGTGATACCTACAGCATCAGTGGCGCGGTGGTTACGTTTGACGCCGCTATTCCAACTGGCGTTGTGGATGTAGAAGCAACCTACACCACCACGCAACCGGCGCAGACCCCGGCTGACAATTCGGTGACGCTGGCGAAGCTGTCTGACGGTACGCAGGGTGGGTTGATCTATTATGCTGCTTCTGGTGCGCCGACTGAATTAGCGGCTGGCACTTCCGGCCAGTTTTTGCAAACGCAGGGTGCGGGGGCTAATCCTCAGTGGGCGGCGGCTGGTGGGGGTTCCGCGTTTTTAGGCAGTACGGACCTGAGCGCCGCTGCTACCTATGACTTCACCGCGACAGATAACAGCACATATGATGCTTACTTAATTATATTTGCAAATGTTTCTCCGGCAACTGATGCGCGGTACTTTCGGATGCGTACATCTACCGATGGTGGATCGACATACGATAACGGAGCTGGGGCGTATGAGTGGCGCGTTTATCGTTATGGTCCCGGCATTTCGAGTGATGTTGCTACAACGACTGAGATTGACATCATTGGCGACTACGCGAACCCGGATGGTCAGGTTGGCAACGCCGCTGGTGAAGAGGGTTTGTCGGGGCATATGTGGGTGCATGGCGCTCATCTGGCAAAGCACACACAGTTCGATTGGCACGTGACCTACGCGACCGCCTCTAACGAACTACAAGGCGTTGTCGGAGTTGCAAGACGCAAATCTTCTGCGGACGTTGATGCGTGGCGATTCTTATTCGACAGTGGAAACTTAGCCAGCGGTACTATCACCACTTTCGGCTTTAAGAACGCATAGGAGGTTATCATGGCAGCAACTAAACCATCTGATACCTTCTTGGGGCTAACAAGCGCGGGTTGGGAATTTGTATCTAGCCAGACAATTAGTAATGCATCTTCTGCTGATTTTGAAAATTTTGCGTCTGGGTATGATTACCATTTATCCGTCTACGATTATAATGCCGCGTCAGATAATACGGACTTATATCTTCGATTTGGCACTGGCGGGACGCCAACTTATCAATCAAGCAATTACTCGTTTGTAACTTATGGCACCCAGGGCGGCGCGTTTACAACGGACCAAAACGCAAGCGCCAGCCAATGCCGTTTATCACCACAGGGCATGGGGACAGGCGCAAACGAAGTTGTGCATTTTGAAGTTACCATTCGAAACCCAGCCGACAGCGGCTCCAATACCTTTATGAGCGGAGAAGGCGGCGGGCGACATCAGAGTGCCGGGAGTAGTCTTGGATTTAACTTTAGTGGCAATCGGCAAGTTGATGAGGCAGTGACGGCTGTTCGTATATTTCAGTCGTCGGGCAACATCGACTCTGGAAAATTTTTCTTTTTTAAGAGGCCCAACGCATGAGTAATTTTCTCGTAAACCAGGGCAACCAAGGCACCACCTTCAAGAACCACGGCACCGGGGGCGGCACGTCTTTTACTTTGGATCGTCCCGCCACGACCAACTCCGTGTTGCTTGCCGTGGGTGGTGTGCTTCAAGAGCCGGGTGTTGATTATACTATAAGCGGCACCCAGATCAGCACGTCCAGCTCAATAAGCTCTGGCATAGACGTCTATAGCTGGATACTGCACAAGCCAGGGACCGCTCCAGTCATCCAAGATAATTCTGTCACCGGCGGTAAGATAGCTCTTACATCCCAGGCCGAAGGCGACATCATGTACTGCAACAGTGCTGGTGATTGGGTGCGTCTTGCCAAGGGTACTGCTGGTCAGGTGTTGACACAGAACAGCGGGCTGACTGCGCCGGAGTGGGCGGCGGCTTCCTCCGATGTCGTCCTACTGGCGACCAACACACCATCTGCGGCGTCTACATCTGACCTTACTGCATTTGATAACGCTACTTATAACAACTATTTGGTAATTGGCTCTTTAACGCAGAGTTCCGATGGGCAAACGGTAGGTTTCCGCGTTTCTACGGATGGGGGATCAACTTATCGCAGCACCACGTCTTCTTATAACTTTGGGGGGAGCAAGGTTGATGATAATGGCTCGGAAGGTCTGTTTAACGCTACTACACAGACCTTCGTGCATATAGCCACTTCTGCCGGGGCGGCTGCTGGAGAGAGCATTGGATTTTCTTTGTGGCTATATGATGTAGCCGACACAGCATTAAAGACGACGTTTTCATTTACAGCATCATCTTTTTCTACCGATGCCACCCCAAGGGGTACAGGCATACATGGGGGCGGCTCGGCAAGGTTCACAGAAGATGTGGACGCTATCCAGTTTCTTACATCTTCCGGGACAATATCCGGCAACCTTAAACTTTACGGCTTAAAATAGGAGGATCGAACTATGTCTCAGACCCTTTTAGACCCAAGAATGTTCGACACCTCTCAGGCGTTGGGGGCGCATGATGGTTCGGCTTTGACAGGGCTTCCAGCTGATTTCGTGACGATAGCATCTCAGGATGCTTCTTCGAGTAGCTCTATCGACTTTACAAGTTCACACTTCGATAATTCTACCTATAACACTTACCTCTTTATGTTCGAGGGGTTAAGGCCAACGACGGACGCCGTATACCTTTATATTAGAACTTCGACGGATGGCGGATCAACCTTTGATACAAGCGGCTATTCTTATAACGCTGCAACCGTGAACGAGGCCGGGGCGTTTAGCGGCAACGGCAGCGGCAGCGCCTCGCAAATAAACCCCATCAACAGCAATTTTGGGACAGCTACGAATGAAGTCGGGAGTGGGCATGTATTTTTATACAACCCTGGAAACACTCTTTATACATCCTTGACGGTCCTCAGTTCTCATAACAATGCAACCTCAAACAACTTTGCGAATTATGCTCACGGCATGAGAGAGAGCGCCGCCGATGTTGACGGATTAAGGTTTTATTTTTCGTCCGGCTCAATATCAGTCGGAAAATTTACTATGTATGGAATGAAAGGATAGACAAATGCCATTACCACAAAAACTAATAGACGCTGGCTACGAAGAAGCCCCTGTTGATCCCAATGCGCGGGACCAATCCCGTCGCGCTAAGTCGGTGGACGGTCATCATGTGTATCTGCTCCCCGTTGAAGAAACCGAGCGGGATGCGGAAGAGGCGGCGTGGGCGGCTGGAGCCACTGACCGGGCTTGGGCGGCGCTGCGCTCCGAGCGAGACAGCAAACTGGCGGCAACCGATTGGCGTGCGTCCAGCGACCTGACGTTGTCTGCGGATTGGGCTGCGTATCGGCAATCGCTGCGCGATCTTCCGGCGAATACTGACGATCCCGAATCGCCGGTCTGGCCCAGCGAACCAGTTTAATGGCAAAGGCGGCGTCTGACCAAAAAGTGTACCGGAAAAAGGTAAAACGCCGCACCAAACCGCCTGGGCTGCGGCACCGAAAAAAGCTCGGCCCCAAATCGTCTTTCCGCACAGCCGCCGCCTTGGCGGCTTTTTTGTTGCCCGCGTCAAGTACTGCGCAAGTCTGCGTCCAGGGCGACTACTCCAGAGTGCTTAAAGAAAACCACGGCGAGGTGCCGTTTGTTCGAGGCATCTCAGAAAGCGGGGCGCTTATGATTGTTTTCGTAAACGAAAAGACCGGGGCTTGGACGCTGTCGTTTATTCCGCCTCACGCACCTGACACTTCGTGCGTCGGAGCAACCGGATCGGCGTTCGAGATTGTCAAAAAAGAAGAAGGGAAAACATTGTGATGGAGTTCGGGCTGCGAGATTTGCTCACGATCCTCACGGTGGTCGGCGGCGGTTACGCTACTGTGCGGGTCATCGAAACAAAGCTGGCGCGGTTGATCAGCGACGTTAAAGAACTGCGGGCTACTATTAAGGAAATTTTTAATGCGCTCGATGAATTGCAAGAAGGCCGGGGCGTGATCGAGAGCCAAATTTCAACTTTCAAAACAATTTTGTCGCCGTCCAATTTGGACAAAAGTTCACGCGAAATTGCAGACGTTCAAGCCCGTTTAACCGTAGCTGAAGACCGACTTAGTTCACTTTCAAAAATGCATAACGGGGAACACAAACCGGTGGCAGTCAAATGAAAGACCGCATCGCTCTCGACGCCGCCGTCGCTTTTCCGGCGCTGACTCTTCCGTGGTGGCTGCAATTGATCGAGAGCTGGATGCAGTTCGGCGTGGTCGCGGTGACGCTGATCATCGTCATCTACCGGCTGCGCATTGTTATGCGCGAATGGCGAAGCAAATAATTCTGTATATAGAACAAAAATAAATGGCAAAACTTTCGTGTTCAGATGAAGAGTTTATAAAGCTCTTTGAGACTTTAGGCGGTGAAGGTACGGCTAATGAACTGGGCGTAGCCACGCGGAATGTTTTTAAACGCCGGCGGAAAATAGAAAAAAAATATAACCGGATATTGACGCCACCGGGCGCAGTGAGGCTGGAGCAGAACTACCCGCAGCGGCTTGAGTTTGACATATCTAACGGCATCATCCCAGTAGGCAGCGACGCGCACGTTTGGCCAGGACAAATGACCACGGCACAGCGGGCTTTTTTAAGATTTTTGGAAGAGTACAAATTTCAGATACCCATGGTCGTATTGAACGGCGATGTCTTTGACGGGGCGCGGGTAGGCCGTTGGCCTACGGTAAACTACCAAGAACTGCCGACCGTCAAGGAAGAGCTGGAAGCCGTGAAGGCTTTCACCAATAAAGTGGAGGCCGCTGTTCCAGACGCAATCAAGGTTTGGCCAATTGGGAACCACGACCAAAGATACGAAGCACGCCTAAGCCAGCAGGCTCCCGAATATGGCGGCATTCACGGCTTTTCCCTAAATGATTTTTTTGGGGAATGGCAGAGCTGTATGAGCTGCTACATAAACCAAAATACAGACCACCCGATTTTAATTAAGCATCGGTTTAAAGGCGGGATGCACGCTACGCAAAACAATGTCTTGTGGACCGGCATAGGACATAGCGTGGTTACCGGGCATCTGCATTCTCTAAAGGTTACGCCGGTCACCGGCTATTCGCAGCGCACCAGCTACGGCGTGGACACCGGCACGCTCAGCCACATCCACGGTCAACAATTTCTTTACAGTGAAGACAACCCCCGCAACCACCGGTCGGGGTTTGCAGTGCTGACAATAGCAAACGGTGAGCTGTTATGGCCGGAAGTCGTCCACGTCATGGACGAAGAAGCTGGCAAGGTTCAATTTCGAGGACAAACATACGAGGTTTAATACGCCATGCTCAGTATAATTGGATCGGTCATTGGCCTAGTCGGGTCAACTGGACCGGAGCTGTTCAAACGGTACATGGACTTGAAACAAGACAAAGCTGACAAGGCGCATGAACTGGCAATCATGGCGCGACAGGCTGAAGACCAACGCGACATGCAGCTCATTGAAAGTGTGGGCAATGCCAACGTGCAAATTCAGAAGTCAGATCAAAAGATCAACAGCCGCGCCAGCCAATGGGTGGTGGACCTGGCCGGCACGGTCAGGCCGCTGATCACCTACTTCTTTTTCCTGGAGTTTGTGCTACTGACCTTCCTGCTGGCGATGGGTCTGATCACTGTTGAGTCCTATAACACGATCTGGTCCGAGGCCACGTCCACCGCCTTTTCGACCATCCTCGCATTTTGGTTTGGCCAGAGGCTCGTGTCGAAGTGGTCCAAATAAATGACGAAGGCCTTACTATCATCAAAACGTTTGAGGGCTATCGGAGCGAACCCTATCTTGACCGTATGGCTCGTCCTCCAGTGTGGACTGTGGGTTATGGTACTACCCGTGGCTGGGACGGCGGACCTGTTAATCCGGACCAACTTGAAATTTCGGAAGTGGAAGCAGAAAATTTTTTGCGGCGAGACGTGCGAACCACCGAGATTTTCGTTGCTAGACTGATCGAGGTTCCGCTGACACTAAACCAGTTTAGTGCGCTGGTTTCGTTTACATACAATGTTGGCGCAGGATCGCTTCAGCGGTCTACGCTCAGAATGAAACTGAACCGCTCACAGTATATTGAGGCTGCGGACGAGCTGCCCAAGTGGCGGCTGGCAGGCGGGCGCGTATGGCGCGGGCTGGTCCGCCGTCGTGCGGCTGAGCGCGAATTGTTTTTGGCAGAAGATTAAAAAAAACCCCACACCAAATTGGCGTGGGGTAAATTTTACAAAAGCCTTTGTTTTTAGTCTGCGGGGTCTGTCTGCTTCAACAAATTTACCATGTGGTTGTAAGCCTGGAAAACTGCCGGCGACCAATACTCTGAATTGTCTGCATGGTTCGGATTTTCTCGCCGGAACATATCCCACCGTTCTTTCCAATTAAGCCAATTACGAGCAGCAACAACTTGCCGCTCCAACAGCTCACGCTCGGGGTCATTGTCATTTGACGCAATCTCAATGGTTCGCCGGTGTCCCGGCACCATCCTGATCAACCCCCGATCCTTGAGCTGCATCACAACATTGGAGACCTGCGCCCGCGACTTCATCTTGCAGCCTTCGCCGATCTCTTTGTATGTCGGCGAGTAGCCATTGTCGTTGATGAACTGGGAGACAAAGTCAAAGACTTCCTTTTGTCGTTTTGTGATGCCGGCCATTATTTTTCTCCAGCCTCTTTTGCCTTAGCCGAAAGGTAGCGGATCAGTTTTTTGTATCCGTCACCCAGCGCCTCATGGTTGTCGGGTTCCTGCTCGGCCATCATGTTGACCATCTGGTCATTCATCTTCTTGAACTCAGAAATGTCATGCCGGCGCTGCTTGTACGACCGCTCGGTATCGTCAGAGATCGCGTTGATCTCCTGGATAAATGTGCCGTAAAAGTCTCCCCAGCCGTCCAGATACAAAATCTCCCCATCCAGCAGGGTAATCTTGACCTTAAAAACGTCGATCTTCTCCGTAGGGGCCTCAGAGGCCTCAGGAGAAGGATCGGGCTTTGTCTGGACCGCTGGCTCATTAACAGGCTCTAATGCCTCTGTGTGAGCCTCTGTGAAGGCAGTTTTTTGGGGTTCGGGCGACAAAATTTGATCAAGCGGATTTACCGGCGTGACATCCTTCATCGGCACGTCTTGCTGCTCTTCCACAACAGAAACGCCTTTCAATGCGTCCGGGAAAGCATCCCGAATTGCAAATCCCCTCGCCCGCATCTGCAACATCCGTTTCGGATACTGCTTCCAGGGGCCGGCTTTATTCCAGAGGCCGGCGCGCTGGGCATCACCCTGCGAAAACGTCCGCTCGGTGACAACCTTCTCCCCTTTCACGATCCGGGTGATGCGGCAGACGGCGACGATGTCGCCATCGGGCCGATCGATCACTTCTTCATGGCCACCATATTCGGGGTGGCCAGTGACCAGCGCCAGTGCTGCGTCTCCATAGATCGCCGGCTTGCCATTGATGACGGCAATATTCTGAAGAGCCTGCAACGGGGGCAAGCCGACTTCGCTACCCCACTGCACGGCGACCAAAATGTCTTCCGGCTTGTTCTGAAAGTTCTTCGGAACCATGGTTGATTTTGACAGGGTGTCCGAGAACTGGATCGCCCCCTCAAAAGTGGTTGGTGTAAGCATTCCACTAGTCATTATGCTGCATCCTTTTTGCGCTTGACCGTTACGGTCTTGGCGCGCTCGGAACGAGCCGGCTTGGCCGGCGTTACCTTCTCGGGCTGCGCCTTGTAATTGCGGGTTCCCCACTTGATCTCAAACGAACCGGCGTACGCCAGGGCGTGGTTCCCCATCATTGCCTGCAAGTGCAGGTTGGCCTGTTCGATGACCTCTTCGAAGTACTTGATCCCCTTCTTGGCAATTTCAATCTCTTCAGCGGTTTTGGCGGCGTCTTCATCCAGGATTACCGGAACCTCGCCGCCGTCATCCTCAGTGAAAATGATGCGCGGATCGGTCGGGTGTTCGATGTCGTACCACTCGGGTCCACCAGCAGCGTTCAGCCGCAGATCGAAGTCATTAACCGCGTCGGCGATCGCTGCCTGCGTGCCGGCATGAGCCTCAAACAGAAATATCCGCAGTTCAATGCCACGATATAAAATGCACAACGCGCCCCATTTATATTCGCAACACATCATCTGCGCCTGCATCTGGATTGGCCCACGGTGGAGCGCCGGCATGTCTTCCGGCTTTACACTGGTGACCTTGCATTCCAGAACACCGTCGCCATCCAAGACTATACTATCACCACCGATAACGTAGATGCCCTTGGACGGGTCCGCTGTAATGGTCTGGCCATCACCCTGACCGGCTCCGTCCAGGCTGCAAGCCAACGGGATGTCGGGATGGAACGCTGGCTTGTCGATGTCTAGCACGGCGTCGGAAAGGCCAAGCCGCTCCACTGCCGTCTGAAGGACAATGCGCTCCAGCCGGTCGCCCCAGCCGGTCGCCTCATTGCCCTGGAAGGCCGGCTCAATACCCTGCCGTGCTTCCAGACACTGTTTGAGCAGTTCATTCTTGGTCATATAAGGGTGTGCCTTCATCAAAAGCACGGGCGCCACAGACGCAGTCGCCATGTCATTTGGCGTCACTTTTCCTACCATCGTATTATTCCTTACTTTTGGGTGTTTGAGTGTTTGGGTTTGTTACGATCTGCCAGACCACAATGTTTCTTCCTTTGTGGTTTTTCCGGCGAGAACCGCTGTCTTCAATCAGCCCGAAAGCCTTTAATTCAGACGTGCGAGGTTGGACCGTGGCATAATCAATGCCGGTCGTTTGCTCTAAGTCTTCAGTTGTCTGAGGGCCGTAAGTTTCCAGCGCATCAAGCACAGCCTGACGCAAAGCACCTACACTCGGTTTGATGTTTTCCGCTGCGGCGATAGATGTATCGACGCGGGAAGCTCCGGGTATTTCCGGATATGAAAATAGGTCTTCCATGCTAAAATACCGCTATGGAAAACCAGATCAATAGGAGCCAAATCGTTAGCCACGTAAAGGCTGCGGCGACAATCGCTCCCATTGCGTAAGTCACTACATGTAGAATTAGATTTGAAGTAGACCATCTATATATTATGCGACTATGCATGTATTTTTCTCCTGTTGGGTAAAGACGATTTCAGGCCTTCTGCCTTCATTCACGATCCCAAATGCTTTGGTCTCGCAGATACTGTATATCGTCAGCGGCATATCTTTTTAGCACGTCATTCGCACCATGTAGTGTCAGACGCGCATCGAAAATTCTGTTAAGGTTTCTTTGTTTCCTGCTGGCGATGTCATCAAAAATTTCAGCAAGCTCTCTGAAAATATTTGCAGCGTTCTGTACGTGGTCTTTGTGCAGCATCGGAATTTCCAGACGTGCTTTTTCAGCGCCCATGTATCGCATAACCTTGTACTGGTCAGCCCTGCTCTTCAGCATAAACCTATTTTTGCGGCGGGCCATCACGCTGTCTCTGTTCGGTGTAAAGGTAAGACGCCTGACATCTGGCGTCTTTCTGACAATTCGATCGCGGTTTGTGGCATCTCTATGTCCAACTATAATTTTCTGTCAAAAACTCTATGTTGCGTTTTTGTCGGCGCAACGTTCTTCTCGTGGGCGTCTTCGTTCTGCAAAAGGTAATCATCTGTTATCCCTATGTTGCAAAATTTGAGTCTGGAAAAAACAACAATAATTGGGTCCAATAATTGGGTCCAATAATTGGGTC